AAGGTGCCTCGGCCCAGGTTCCACTGCAGGAACCCGAAGCTGATGCCCTGGCCGTCGAAATTGCCCGACAGGGCCCCGTAGCCGCCGCCCTCAAAGGCGGCGGTGATGGCGAAGCATTTCTCTTCGGTGGTCAACGGGGGACTCCTTTCATCACGAGGGCGATCGCCGCGGCGGTCAGGGTCGAGGTGAGGACGGCGGTCACGATGCCGAGCAGCCAGAGCCGCCAGCCTTCCAGGGCCTTCACCCGCTTCTCCAGGTCTTCGATGCGGGCCAGCGCACCGCCGGGGGTCTGAAGGGTGCCCATCCAGGCCTCGACCAGGGCGTCGATCTTCTTCTCGATGCGCATCCTCCAGTCGTCGTCGGCAGCGGGAATCCGCGTGGTCAGTTCATCAGGCATGCGCCCTCCTCAATCCAGCGTGTAGCCAGGGGCGTAGGGCGCCCAGCTATTGTTGATGCTCTGGTGCCAGTCGTGCGCGCCCGTCTGGGCCACCAGCACGCCGTCCGTGGCGCGGCGGAACTCCCACCAACCGGCCGCCGCGTCGCCCTGGTGCTGCCAGCGCAGGGTGCCCGGCTGCATGCCGAACTTCCGGACGAAGGCGGATAGGCCGGGCAGCAGCTGCAGGCGCTTCTTGAGGCCGGCGATCGCCAGCGGGTCGTTGAAGCCGGGCATCACCGGGCCGGGCTCGGGCGGCACGCCGCTGACGCCTCGGGTGCAGCCCACGCCGAGCAGCGCGCGGTAGGCGTCGGCGAACCGCTCCCACGGCCCCTCATGCACGCCGTTGGCCTGCAGCCAGGGGAAGGCGGTGGCATTGTGCGCCGTGCCGTCCTGGGCGAACAGGCGCTCGAAGTGCTGTTCCACCTCGCGCAGCGCCGGCACGCCGAGCCACAGCCGAGCCCAGTAATGCAAGGCGTGGCCCTGCTCGTGAGAGAGCGCCGCCGGCATGCGGTAGGGGTCGCTGACGGTCGGGTCGTAGTAGGGAATCCAGACGTGCAGCTCGCCGGCCGCGTCGGGCGACTGGCAATAGGCGCCCCAGCTGGCCGGCCACCCCGATGGGCGCGGCAGGGCCCCCGACCAGATGCGCCACGTGACGCGGCCGAAGAAGTCGTTGGGCGGAACCATCAGCCCCCCGGCGTCGCGCCGGCAGTAAGCCTCCCAGGCCTCGGCCATGAACTGATCCTCGAGCGCCTGGTAGTAGCTCGTCTTGCCGCACTGCTGCGTGAGCGGGTAGTCGTCATCGTAGTGACGCATCAAGGTGGTGCCCCACCTCAGGGTAACGGGGTAGTCGCGCTGCGCCATGGGCACCTCCGATGGGCAAGAAAAAGCGCCCCGGAGGGCGCGGCGGTTACGGGATGGGCTCAGCTTCCGGCTCGGGGGGCGGCAGCTCTGAGTACGACAAATAGACGACGGTCGGCTCGCCAACCAGCGGCGTGTAGCCGGCGGGGACATAGCTCGAAACGCCGGTGCGGCACATCCCCTCGGGCGGTGCAGGCTCGTTGGTCAGGTCAGGCGAGAGGGCATCGCCCTCCAGCGCCCAGGTGGTTATGAAGTGCGCGATCATGCAAGGCCTCCTCAGGCGAATGTAAGGGCGAACATGGCGGAGTTGTTGCCGCTGAGCGTCTGAGCGGCACCCGAGCCGCCGTCAGCGCCGATGGCGTAATAGCCCGTGTTGTTGCCCACCGAGCCGTAAAGCTTGATGCGAATTGCGAGTCGCTCGCCGCTGGCAACGGCATAACCGGCGCCATAGTCGAGCGCCCTCACTTGGACCGTCAGCTGGTTCGCGGTCCCGATGGGGCCGGATGCCAGCGTGGCACCGGTTCCGGTTGCGAACGTGTGCAAAGTCGTCACTACGCCGGCCGCGCTAATTTTCTCCAGGATGATGTCATAGCCCTGGAGGCGCGTGACGTTGGAACCAGTATTTGCAAGGCCGATCGGCAGCTTGGCGAACAGCCCTTTCACCGTGCAGGCGTCGTGAGCGGGCAAGATATACCGCTTATCGAACACCTGAACGACAGTCGTGCTGGCCGTTGAGGTCTGTACCAGGGAGTCGGCCGACATCGTGCGCGGGCGGTAATACTCGTTGGCGTACTTGACCAGCGTGAGATCGCCGTCCGAGGACACGGTGGCAAAGGTAAAAGCGGCCGTAGCTGTCCGCAGTCGCAGCATCAGAGCGTTTTCGGCCGGAGAAGTGAAGGGGCCCTGAATCAGGGTGGCCACGGCGGCGTCGTGCTGCGTCTCCAAGTGGTTGAGCAGGGTATCAGTGATCGTCTCGTCGTCGACCCAGGTATGTGGCGTGTAGCCCGACATGCTTCCCTCCCTATGCCGCGCCCCACGTGAGGTCCCACGTGAAGGTCACGGCGATCGCCGTCGTCTTCGGAATCGGCTCGCCGAGCACCACCCGGCAGTACATCGTGCCGGCGGCCGCGGCGTTGAAGAGCCCAGCCTCGGTGAGCGTGCTGCCATTGGCGGTTGTCGAGCCCAGGTAGTACTTGACCGTGAGCTTGCCGGCGCCCTTGGCTCGAGTCGTGAGCGCCTCGCGCGCCACCTCGGCGCCGAGGGTCGTGTCGCCCGGCGTCACCGCCGTGCTCGACGTGCCCACTGCGAAGTGCGACGGGCCGGCCACGGCGTCGCCATACATCAGATCTCGGATGAGGTTCAGCCCAGAGCCGACCACCAGGTTGTGCACCTGCTGCCGGCCCAGGTGCTGGCCCGTGGCGACGTCCCACGTGTCAGCGGTGACGTTCACCCGAGCAAGCACGAGCTCCACGCCGGTGACGGATAGGGTGACGGCCAGGAAGGCCTGCCGCACCCGCTGCCAGAATTTCATCAGCCCACCTCGCTGTAGTTCACGCGGGCGTGGCCCACTCGTCTCTCGGGGGCCGCGCTGGTGTAGGTCAGCGCCTCGGCGCACGTCACGGCCTGGGTGTTCTGCCGGAGCAGCACCACGACCTCGTTCTCGCGAATGACGAGCCGGCGCCCCTGCTCGGCGAAGCCCTTGAAGAGGGCCTCCCACCCGCCGAAGGACTCGCCCGAGAGCGCCTTCACGCGGTAGACGAGGGTTCGGCCGTCGCGGTCGCTGGCCCTCACGTTGTCGATCAGGTAGCTGCCGGCGAGGCCGTGGTCGGTCACGTTGATGGGCAGGAGCTGGCCGGCGGCCAGGCCGTCGTCATCCGTTTCGAACTCGACCACCTCGGGGATCTCGCCGTACTTGCGGAGCAGGCCCGACGCGGCGGCCGTCGCCATTTCCTCGCTGTCGATGTTCGGCTGGTCCGTCACGGCCTCGAAAACGCCCGTGCCGCCGTTCTCCTGAGCCTGCATGGCCGCGATCGCCGAGTCATCCTGAGCGGTGACGACGATCGGGAACATGCCCTGGTAGGTGACCGAAACGATGTTGGCGCTCGTGAGCTTGGTCCCGCTGTCGTCCTGCTTGATGAGCGGATCGCCCTTGTTCCAGTAGAAGTCCTTGCCCGAGTCCACGCCGCCGATGCCGATGGTCTTGGGCACGCCGCCCACCGAGATCGCCGTGGGCTGAACGCCTACCGGGAACTTCAGCGGCCAGGAGCGGGTTTCGCCGTCGCCCTTGAACGTCTCCGTACGGCTGTCCGTGAGGTCGTAGCCGGCGCGGACAATCTGCTTGTTCCGGTACTGGCTGCGGTTCCGCTTGACCGTCAGGTTGCGGAAGTTGCTCGAGCTGTCGCTCAGCCCGAACGGCGCCGCGTTCGTCTCGCGGGCGAAGAAGTGCAAAACCTTGTTGTAGTCGATGTACCAGGAGTAGCCGGTCAGCTCGGCCAGGTTGTTGAAGGCCTCGGCGACCGTTTGGTAGTTGAAGACGGCCTTCTCGATGAGCGGGCCGTCCTGGACGTAGGCGGTGGTGATGCCCTCGCCGGCCAGATCCTTCGTGACGATGTCGATCACGATGTCGCCCATCGTCTGGCCCACGACCTCGTAGACCCGCGCGACGTGGTGACGGTCGGCGATCGCGTTGTAGTCGACGCAGTTCACCGAGTAGGCCAGCCGGGCGACGGGGCCCGACAGGCGCTTCTCGGAGAAGTCCTCGACGAATCCCGCGAAGGCTCGGGGGGTGCCGTTGAGGATGACGACCTCCTGGCCGATCACTGGGCGCGCGCTGGGCGGCCCCAGGAGATCGAACCCGCAGGTGTTGCGCCGGTTCAGCGCGTCGCTGATGGTCAGGCTGTCGGCCTGGAGGTAGCCCGTCCCAAAGGCGGACATCTCCAGGCCGGCGATCGTCATCGTCAGGCTCATCCGATTTTCACCCCTCTGCGCCGGAGCTCGTCGACCATCCACTCCATGAAGGACTCGGCATCCTGGCGGGAGCCGCTTCCCTGGTACTGGAGCGTGATGTAGGTGTCACCGCCCCCGCCCGCGTAGGCAGGCGTATGGGCGGCGATCCCCGCGCCGAGCTGTGAGAATACCGGCGTGCTCAGCGGCAGAACCGCTTCCTTGTGCTTGCCCTCGCCCACCACGGCGAGCGTGGGCGAGCCGATGACGCCGCCCTCGGCCAGCATGGGGATCTGGGGGATGTTGAAGCCGCCCCAGCCCTTGCCGCCGATGCCCGGCACCCAGTCAGGCACCTGGATCTGAATGCGGTTGATGCCGCGAATCAGCGTGTTGATGGTGGCGATCATGGCGTTGAAAGCGCCCTTGAACACCCCTGTGATGCCGTCCCAGACAGCCCGGATCGGGCTCTCCGCCCAGGCGAAGGCAGCGACGAGCGCCTCGGCAACGACGCGCGCGCCCGCCGCCATCCCGTCCCACAAGGGCTTGAGGAAGCCGGTAATCGCGTTCCACGTCCCGCTGATGGCGCCCCAGATTGCCGACATGGCGCCGCCGACGACGCTGGAGATTCCACCCCAGACAGCAGTTGCGACACCGGCGATCCCCTCCCAGACCGGGAGCAGGAAAGCCGAGATGGCTTCCCAGTTCTCGTAGAGCAGCTGACCCGCGATGATGGCTCCCGCGATGCCCGCGGCGATGAGCGTGATCGGCCAGATGGCCGCGCTGATTGCCACGCCCACGGCGGTAAAGGCTCCCGCGAGGAACGTGCCGATGACCGGCACGGCCGCCACGATGGCCGGAACCACCGAGGTCCCGATGAAGCCGGCCAGGCCTGCGAGCAGGGGAGTCAGCTCGTTGACCGCCGCGCCGATCTTGATGGCTGCACCGGACAGGTCGCCGAACTTCCCTACCGCCGCGAGTACTGGACCCTCGATGGTGACGCCCAGGCCGTCCGCGAACGTCTTCAACCCGTCCTTCAGGCCATTGACGGCGTTCATAACGTCGGTGGTGTTGTCGCGGAGATCGCCCATGAACTTCACGAAGCCGGTGGGCTTCGGAGGCTTGAGCGCTTCGATCTTCTGCTGCAGTTCCCACACCGCGAACGAAGCGGGGCTGAAGCCGTTGGCCGCCAGCTCCTCGAGCTGCTTCTCGTAGATGCTGAGCTTCGCCGCGCCCGCGTTGAAGGTTTCCCCCAGCACGGCCGCCTTGGCGTCGACGACGGTCAAGTCCTTCGTCATGTCGGCGAAGGACTTGCTGACGTCGAAGGTCGCCACCTTGGACTCGTCTGCCGCCTTGCGGTAGCCCTTCCACTGCTCGGTCAGCTTCAGCACGATCGGGTTCGTCGCGCCCAAGCTCTGCCGGAGGACGTTGATGGTCTTCTCCAGCGCCGAGGCGCTCTCGGCGCTGACGTTGATCGACTCGCCGAAGAGCGCCGCCCGCTCGCGGATGTCCTTCATCTCCCTGTTGAGTGCCGTCAGGGCGCCCACGTTGCCGGAGAAAGCCTTCAGCGCCGCCTGGCCGTTGTCGAGCGCCTCCATCTGCACCTGCAGACCCTTGAGCGTGCTCACGAGCCCCTGGAAGCGCTTATCCGTTGGCGCAACGCCCTTCTCGGTCAGGCCTCTCAGGCCATCCGTCAGCGCGGCGATCTTCTTGGGAATGGTGTCGAGCGCCGTCCAACCGCTCAGCGCGGCCGTCATGTCGATGCCCTTCAGCTTGCCGCCGATGTCCCCGAATGCCTTGCTGATGTCCTCGGCGTGCTTCTTCGCGTCGTCGGCCGCCTTCTTGGCCGCCTTGCCCATGCCGGCCGCGGCATCCGCCACGCCGGCAACGCCGGCCGCCGCGTGCGCAGGCAGTCCCCCGAAACCGGACTTGACCTTGGTCGTGAGCTGGCTCATGAAGCCGCTCACGTTCGAGACCATGCCCGACACGGACGAGCCGACGCCAGCGGCCATGCCCTGGATGTGGGGGACGACCATCTGCGGCAGGCTGGAGACCGTGTTCGCCACGTTGCCAGCCAGCTTCTTCAGCGGCGCCTTGACGGACTCGGGCAAGAGGTCAAAGACGGCCTTATAGGGGGCAATCAGGCTGTTGAACGCAGCAAGCGCCACCTTGACGAAGAAGTCCCAGACGCCCCGTGCCACGTTCCCAAAGGTCACGAGCATGCCGCGCAGCCCGTTCAAGAGGCTGTTGAAGCCGGACTTGAGGGCGTCCCAGTTCCTGATGATGAGGTACGCCGCCGCACCGATGGCCGCGGCCGCCGCGATCAGAGGCACGAACGGCACCGCCGCTGCGATCGCCGCGGAGACGAGGCCGCCCAGGGCGGGAATCACCGCCAGGGTGACAGCGGCACCGATGCCGATGACGGCCGCTTTCATCTCGGGCCCGAAGAGGCTCCACAGGCCGTCGAACAAGCCCTTGTCGGCGATCGCCGTCGCCAAGGCGTTCATCGCCTCGCCGCCGGTGTCGGCCATCATCTTCAGCGCCGGCATGAAGTTCTCGAAGATGGCGTCGCCCAGGTTCTCCAGCGCGGCCGAGGACTTCTCGACAGAGCCCTTGAAGGTCTTGCCGAAGGCGTCGGCGCTGCCGCCGAACTCCTTGTTCAGCTCCTTCAGGATGATCTTCTGGGCTTCCATCGTGCGCCCCGACTCCTGCAGGGTCTTGATGGTTTCCTTCTGACCCTCGGTGAACGAAACGCCCACCTTTTGGAGAGCGGACACGCCCTTGACGGGATCGTTGAGCGCCTTGCCCAGCTGCATGGCCGAGCTGGTGGCGTCCTGGCCCAGCGCCACGGACATATCGGCCATGATCGCGGTGGTCTGGTTGAAGATGTCGTTGCCGGCGCCCACGCCGTTCTTGATGTTGGTGAAGGTGAGAAGCAGGTTCTCGCCCTTCTGAATCATCTCGCCCGACACACCCGTGGCGGCTTCGATGGAGTTGGCGAGATCGCTCATATGCTCGGCCGTGATGCCCGCCGCGCCGCCGGTCGACTTGATAGCCGCGGCGGTCTGGGCGTTGATCTGCTCGACCTCGGCCAGGTGCTCGATCGCACCCTTGGCGAAGTCGACCAGCCCGGAGCCGATAGCCTGCAGGCCGTCGGCGATGAGCTCGGCGCTCACCAGGGAGGGGATGAAGGACTTCTTGAGGCCGTCGGCGGCGTGGTCGATGGCTTGCGTGAAGTCCGCAGTGTCCGCGCTCAGCGTGACGTGAAGGCGTGCCGCTTCGGCCATGCTCTACCTGCCCTTCTTCCCCTTGGCCTTTTGCTTTTTGGCCTGCTGTTCGGCTTCCCAGTGGCGCTGCTTCTGGAGCGCGATCAGCTCGGTCAGCTCGACCGAGTCGATGCGCTTCAGAAGCTCGCTCGCGGTGCACCCCCAGCGGTCGGCGACTTCTAGGACGAAGCGGCGCTCGGGGTTTCGGATGAGTTTCCCTGGGCGGTCTCCACGGCCTTTTCACCCAGGCCGGAGAGAGTGATCACCTTCAGGGCGATGCGCTGGAGCACCTCGCCGTTCTTCTCGCGCAGCTCGTCGATGTCGGCCGCGGTGAAGAGGCGCTCGCCGGTCTGCGGGTCGCGCGCGCCGTCCACGACGAAGTCGTTGATGAGCGGCACCATCGCCTTATTGGTGGCGACCTTGGCGGCCTCACCGTCGCCGCCGCCGCCGTTCTGGAAGACGGCATCGAGGAACTTCTCGCGGGTGCGGCCGCTCATGCCGGTGACCTTGATGGTGACGCCCCACTCGGGGATGGTCATCGACTCGGACTTGATGTCGGAAGCGGCCAGGATCTTGGCTTTCAGGGTAGTCATTGTGTCGTGTTCTCCTTCTACGGGTGGGTCGCGCGGGTAACGTCGCCAGTGATTTGGAACTCGGCCGAGGCCGTCGCCACGTCACTGACCGGGCTGGAGCCCGAGAAATCGTTGCAGATGGCCGCGCCGGTGTACTTCACGGCGCCCGAGGCGGTGCCGGCTGGCGAGATCTCGAAGTTGACCTGCTTGCCGAGGATGCCGTCCAGGTGGGCATCGAGGACGGGATCCCAGACGTACTCTTGGCTGAAGGTGCCGTCCTTCAGGCCAGGGATGTAGGTCTTGGCATCCTTGCCGAACGTGGTGGTTTCGTGGGTGTCAGCCTGGCGGCTGAGGTCCTCGCTGGTGACGAACTGCGAGATGTCGGCGAGGGTGGTCGGCGCGGCCGAGGTGCCGAGCTTGACGACCGTGGATTTACCGTGAGAAGCGGCCATGGGGGTTTCCTCCTACTTCCTGGCGAAGGTGACGGCGAACGTGAACGACGGCGTGGTGCCGCCGATCGTGTGAATCGCGCGCACATAGCGGTTGACGGTGCCCGTGCCGGTCAGCTGCTGGGAGCCGGCGGCGGTGATGGCGGTGAAGGTGCCGAGGTCCACCCATGTGGTGCCGTCGACGCTGTGCTGCACCTTGACCGTGTTGGTCGGCGTGGTGCCGGACGCGACCGTGCAGTGAAGGTTGGCGACCCAGCCGGCCGTGGTGGCCGCGGCGTCGTCTTGGGTGGTGCCGTTGCCGGTGGCGGTCTTGGCGCCGAGCGGGGAGAGCACTACGCCGCCCCAGATGCCCTCGTCGCCCTGGAACTCGGCGCTGACGCTCACGATGTCCGAAACGGGACTCGAGGTGTCGTAGCCGGTCAGCTCCGCGCGGCCGATCTTGGCGCGGCCGCCCTGGGTCTGGCCCTGGAGCAGCAGCGAGACGATCTGGCCGGCCGGGGCGCCAAGGGCACTGGCGAGCACCGGGTCGGTGGAGCCGGCGGCGGTTTCGTGAAAGCCTTCCGCGCTGATGCTGCCGTCCTTCAGGCCGGGGATGTAGGTCTTGGAGTCCTTGCCGTAGGTGGTGGTCTCGTGAACGTCGGCGGTGCGGCTCCAGTCCGAGCTGTTCAGGTAGGGCGACAGGTCGTACTGGTCGACCAGGAGGGCCGTGCCCTTGCCGTGTTGTGCTGCCATCGGTTAACCCTCCTCGGTGGCGATCGCCGCGGACGGCTCACCGTCGGGCTCGATGTAACCCTGCTCTTTCAGCCAGTCGATGGACTCGGCCGGGAGGTCGTCGACAACGTCGCCCGCCTCCGCCCGCTTCTCGTTCGGGCCGTAGTTCATGCCCGCCAGCACGCGGAACTTCTGCTTCTTGGCCATGTTCAATCTCCCTTGTGGTCGAAGCCGCACGCCAGGCACCGCCAGGCGTTCGGGTGGGTCATGGTGGCGATCGCTCGCCGCCGCTCCTTGGGGTGCCGGCAGACGTCGTCGTCGGGCTCGGGCGGCGCCTCGATGGGCGGCTCATCCGGCGCCGCGGTGGGGCCGTCGCCCCAGGCCTCGAGCAAGGCGATCGCACCACCGAGAGCGGCGGCCGCGCTTGCGGCGGCGTGGGGCGCGATGCGGTTCTCAGGCTTGGCCTGGTCCAGGTCGGGCAGCAGCGAGGCCAGGAGTTGAATGCCGGCCTCGGCGCTGCGGAGCTGGGCGATGATGACGTGTTCCATCAGTTCCCCTCGTGCCAGATGAAAAAGTCCAGGATGGTCGTGTAGACGCCCGTGTCGGGCTCGTCGTCGTCGAGCTCGTTGTCGAGCTGGATGGCCGAGACTGGCACGCCGCCGGGGCCGCCCAGGGTCCCCGTGTAGCCATCAAGCGCGGCGATCACCTGGTCGGCCACCGCCTTGGCGTCGGCGTAGCTCTTGCCGCAGCAGTCGACCTGGATGCGGGGCTTGCCGGTGCTGCCGCTGAAGGTGCGGACACGGGCGCCGCTCACCCGTCGGTAGGTCGCCGCGGGGAAGGCGCACCCCTGGGGCCGCTTGTACGGGTAGATGCGATCGCCGACGACGGCCATCAGGCCCGCGTGGGTACTCAGGTGGTTGAAAAGAGCCTGTTCAAGCCTCATGCGCGGTACTCCGTCTGGGCGATTAAGCCCTTGAGCACGCGCCGGAATTCCTCGAGCGCCGCGTCGCGGTTCTCGTCGAACGCTGGGCGCATGTAGGGGCGAGCCTTCATGCCTTTGGTGGTGTAGAACTTGCCGCCGGAGACGAACACCCACGGCGTCTTTCGGCCGTTCCCGCCCTCGGCGAAGATGCCGGTGCCGTATTCCAGCCATTTGCCGTACTCGACGGTGGGGCCGATCGTCGCGATGACCTTGCCGTCGCTGCCGGTCGCGACCTCGATAACGATCGAGCGGCTCAGCGTGCGGGTGCGCTTCGGGGCCTTCTCCTTGGCGGCGTTCTGAATCTTGAGCGCGCCAGCATGGAGGGCTTTCTCCATCAGCTGCGGACCGGCGGGGCCCAGGGCGTCGAGGCGTGCGGCCAGCTCCTTGCCGCCGAGCACCTTCATGGTCACCTTGGGCATGGGCGCCTCCCTACTCGATCACCTCGCAGATCAGCGTGGTCATCACGTCCTGGCTGTCGTGCAGGACGCCTGTGACGTCGTAGGCGAAGATGCCGACGATCGCCCGCATCTTGCTCTTGATGAGCGGGAAGTAGCCCTGCAACAGCACCTTGTAGGTGTTGCGCGTGTAGGTCGCCTCGGCCTTCTTGGCTTCCGTGGCGGTGGCGGGCGAGACGACGCAGGGGATGGCGACGTGTCCGTCCTTGTCGGCCCACGGGCCGTTCTCGGCGCCGTAGGAGTCGCGGCCGGCGCCCTCCTCCTGGATGGTCACCGTCTTGGTGTAGAGAAACCCCAGGCTGTCGAGCAGCGAAGGATCGATCAGGCCCATCCGCAGCCCCCCAGGTCGACGATGGCGAAAGCGTCACCGGAGTCGGCCACCTGGGCTCGCAGCGACGCCGCGTGGTTGCGCAGCGAGGCAGCCACGGCCGGGCCGTCGGTGCCGATGTCGCCGAGCTTCAGCTTCTTGAGCGTCAGGGTCTGCGAGCTCGCGATCGTGTCGAGCGCCTCGGCCGCGGCGAGCTTCACGTCGCCGTCCTGCAGCTCGAGGAACGCGTCAATCTCGGCGTCTTGGAAAATTTGCTTCGCCGTGTCGGCGGTGTCGGTGTCCTTGATGATGAGGCGGACCTTGCCGGCGTCGGTGGCGGGGTCGTAGGTAAAGCCCATGGCCTAGGTCGCCTTCTTGCGGGCGGCGGCTTTCGGCTCCTTCAGATCGGCGAGGGCCGGCTCGGCGGCAGACGCCTGGCCGGCCAGGTTGGTGTTGAGCTTGACCAGTTCTTGGTGGATAGCCTTGAGGTATTCCTCGGTGCCGTTGATCGGCTGGGGCAGGTTGGCCATGATGATTCCTCCAGGGGGAAAGAGGAGAGGGACCGAAGCCCCTCTCCCTGGTGGAGACCTGTTTACGCGCCGGAACCGTTGGAGGCCACGGCCGCCTTGGGGTCCATCGTGGTGCCGCCGAGCACGTGGCGGACCTTGTACTCGAAGGAATCGGTGTCGAAGTCGCCCGCCATCGCGTCCACGCTGCCGCCAACGCGCTGGGCGTTGGGGGCCTTCATGAACACCTCGGGCTCCTCGTGGCCGCGCAGGAAGTCCAGCTCCATCGCCGGGCGACCGGTCGACGGGTTGGCGAACAGGAACCAGCTGGTGCTGCCGTTGGCCGTCGAGGCGACCAGCGGCAGGTAAGGATCCACGTTCAGGCGGACCTTATTCTTCATCCAGTTCTGGGCGTTCAGCTTTTGGTTGGCCGTGCCGCCCGCCTCGACGATCTCGATGTGGGTGGCGTTGAGGATGTTCTCAGCGACGACCTGGAGCGCCGGGGGGACGACCAGCTCGACCGCCTCGATGACGATGGGCTCGCCGTCGGCGTCGACCTGAGAGGCCAGGGCCGTCATAGCCGCCTGCAGGCCGGCGATCGACAGCGCCGGGTTTCCGGTCACGAGGTTCTTGTTGCCGACCGTGAAGAAGGCAGCGTCGGGACCGTTCGCGCCAGCGTACAGGTCCGTGACGTACCGAGCTTCGGTGCGGCGGGCCGCCCGGGCGAAGCGATCGGGAATGTCGCGCAACGCGTCCAGGTCGTCGTTGATCAGCGTCTCCCAGCTGATGGGCATGCGAGCGCCGTACTTCTTGACAGCCAGTTCGTACTTGCCCTCGTTGAGCTTGCGCTCAGGGTACTCGCCGTTCTCGCCCACCTGCGACAGCGTCGCCTCGGCGCCCTCGGTGTAGAGCTTCTTGGCGGTGCGGAAATCGCGCACGGAGCCCACCTTGCAGTAGTTGCGGTAGGTCGCCGTCGCCTCCCGGTAGTTCGCGAGCAGCATGCGGTCGATGATGTCGCCGAACAGGATCGGGAAGTCGGAGCGCGTCATCGCCTCCTGCAGGTAGTGGAGGGGCTTCTTGCCGGCGAAGACGTCGGCGACCAGGCCGGCCGCCTCGGCCAGCAGCGCGAGGTACTTCGGCCCGCGGCGGATGCCGCGGACGCCGGTCCCGTCCTTGTCGCGCGTGAAGACGTCCACCGCCGCAGAACGCTCGCGGTCGATGGACTCGATCAGATTCAACAGTTCAGCCATGTTCGCGAGCCTCCTAGAACTTGCTCAGTTTGACGGTGATGGTGCCCGTGGCTCCCGCCGCGACGGCGCCCAGGGCGAAGCCGAAGGGAATGCCCGTCGCCTTCTTGGAGATCTTGGGGTCGTCGGCTTCGACGTAGTAGAGGGCGTCGCCCACGGCCACGGCGCTGTTGCCGCCGCCGTCCACACCTTTGACCGAGAGGTCGTAGCCGCCGGCCGTGTCGATGGTGGTGTTGCCGGCGGCGTCGGTGTCGGTCTGGGCCACGCCGGTGATCTGGCCCTTGGCGACCGGGGCGCCGCTCAGGGCAGCGGCGATCGCCAGGGTGAGGTAGCGCGCGTCAGCAAATTTGCGGTTCTTGGCCATGGGTTAGTTCCTCCCCTTCGCCGCGACGGCCGCGGCCTTCTCGTTGCCCATCAGCGCCGAGAAAGACTCGGTCAGGCTGGCGTGGGTCTCCTCGGGCTTCGGCTCGCTAGCGGCGCTCTCCTGGAGCGACTCGCCCATTCCGACGATCGCGCCGGTGCCGCCCAGTTGCGCCAGGTAGGCGCCCTCGGACTTCGCCGCCTCACGGACGGCCGCAGTGGTCGCCTCGACGTCGAGCGCGCCGTCCTTGATGACGGGCTGGACGCTCTCGGCCAGGCGGGCGCGGCTGGCGTCCGGCAGGTTGATGCCCGCCAAGACGCCGCGAGCCAGGTCCTTGGCATCGCGCTTGAGGTTGCCCTCGAGCAGGGTCTTCAGCATCCCCTGCAGGGTGGTGTTGCTCTCGGTCAGGCTTTGGAGCTGCTTCTGCTCCGCTTCGGTCATGCCCATGGTGTTGGATTCCTCCATGCTCGCTGCGGAGCCCGCTTGCGGCGCGCCCCCGGTGTGTCGTTGCTTCGCCGCCTCGCGCAGCGAAAGGATCTTGCCGCCGCGCCCCGCGTCGGTTACGAAGTCCACGCTCTTGGCGTAGGCGATCGCCTCGATGATCGGGCCCTTGCGGCCCTCGGCCTCGCCGTAGACCGGCTTGCCCATCGCCCGGATGCTCACGCCGATGTCCGCGGCGAGCGCCTCGATAGTAGGACGCCAGTTCTCGATCACGCGGGCGTCTGCATAGAGGCCAGGGCCATCGGTCCCATTGTCCTCCCAGCGCGCGTCGCTCTCGAGCACGGCCACCAGGTCCTCGATTCGACCCTCGGGCCGTTCCGCTTCCTCGGTGGGCGTCATGTGGTTCGAGAACATCTTGAGGCCCTTGCGGAAGGCCTTGGGCCCGTCTCGCTCGAGGACCTCCTTGGAGTAGTAGCCGGTCGTTCCCCAGCCCGGGTCGATGAGCTTCAGCGCCACCGTGCCGTCTTTGCGCACGGCCTTCTCGACCAGGGGAACGAACTCGAGGTCGATCGCCTGGCCGGCCTCGGTCACCGGCGCGTCACCCTTGTCGGTGTACGACAGCTCGACCTCGACAGCCGCGCCGATCGTCACGCTCTCGCCGTCGACGGTGTAGGGCGCGCGGTAGAGCCGGCCGCCCACCTCGAAGACGCAGGTATCGGCGAACAGGTCGCGCACCCAAGGGTAGAGGTAAAGGTCCATGCCGGTGGCAGCCTGAGCCTCGGCATTAAGCTTGGTCCGGATGGCCGCGGCGACGCGCTGCCGGAGAGCGTCAAGGGTGTCGGCCAAGCGGAGTGCGGCCTCAGCCACCACCACTGACGCCGATTCCTTGGCCTCGCCCTCGTCGCCCCCCTCCGTCTCGGCGATCATCGCCTCGATCGTGGCCTTGAGCGTCTTGAGACGCTCCACGTTGCGCTTGGCGAATTTCTTACCCGCCTCGCTCAGAAGTTTCATTCGTCCGCTCCCTTCGCTCGAATGAGCATGTCGCACCGGCAGCCGGGGAATCGCAGGGGGCGATCGTCGCCGCTCGGGAAAGGGTCATCCAGGGGAATCCAACCGGCGTCGGCATTTTCCCTGCAACCATCGGTGACCTTCTCGTCACCGCTGTCCGACCAGGCCTTCTCCATGTCGATGCCGGCGTCGGCCAGCTCGCGGCCGGCCGCCATCTGCCCGGCCGTGTAGGCGTCTCCAATCTCCGTGATGGCAATCAGGTGCGCCCGGCTGTCGATGTGATCCTGAGGCTTGCCGACCGCGAATTCCTCGTAACGGTCGGTGATGGCCTGGGCCACCTTCTCGTAGCTCCAGCCCTCCTTGACCCCCTGGGTGATCACGGTCCGGAGATAGTCCCTGGTGGTGTCGTTGATGCCGGTCACGCGCTCCGCGGCCCGCCCCTCGAGGAAGGCCTCGGCGCGTGGGTTCTTGAGGTCGAAGCCGATGCCGGCACCAGCCTCGGCGATCACCGTCTTGGCGCCGCGCAGGACCGCGCGGGTGGTCTCCGAGTCGATCGGGCCGGTGAACAGCTCGATCTCGTCGTCGGCCGCCTCGTCGAACAGCCCCTCCCAATCCTCGTTGCGGACGGCTTCAGTCAGCCGGCGCGCCTCTTCGGTTTCGGTTGGGAACTTGTCTTCGAGCGCCTTGAATTTGGCGAGGAAGGCCTTGCCCTGGGCGCGGAACGCCTTGGACATGGCCTTCTGTAGCCGCTTCTCCAGCCGCCCACGCTCCTTTTGGGTGCGCGTCTTGGCGATCGCCTCCATCAGCTGCCGGCATGCCGCCAGCACGGCAGCGGGGTCACGCAGCATCGGACGCCCCCCGGGTCGCCTCTGCCAACTTCACCACCGCCGCCTCGAGCTTGCCGAGGGCGATCGTTTCTCGGGCGGTGAGTGCGTCGTCGTCCTCGTCTTCGCCCTCCGGATCGCCCTTCATCGCCGCCTGGCCCATCTTCATGAGCTTGGCGGCCTTCTCGGCACGCACCTCTTCCCAGTTCTCCGGGAAGAGGTCGCCAATCAGCTGGTCGACCTCATCCTCGCCGAGGGCCACGAGCAACATGCGCGTCATGGTCTTCAGGTCGAGGCCGGCCGGCGACTGGCCGTTGAGCGTGCCCGCTGCGATGATGGCGTCGACCTTCGCCTTCAGGTCCTTTTCGAGCAGGTCGGGGAAGTCCACGTCGACGTGGGTGTCGAGCTTGCCGAAGTCGACGTCCTCTTCGTTCCAGTCGTTGCGGAACACCGCGGCCCGCCCGGCGAGCACGCCGCCCGGGGCCCGAGCGGAGCATTCGAGGACAAAGTAAAGGATCTCCGATAGGACGTTCTGCCAGAGCCGCTGGCGCCCCTTGAACTTGAGCTCCATCGGCCGTTCCATGCTCGTGGCGGTCGCCAGGTTGCCGGTGGAAGGGTCGCCGAAGTAGTGCTCGTAAATGCCGAGCCCCGCACAGACCATCAGGAGCAGCCGACGGCCGTCCTCGGCCGAGGTGGTAGCGCCGGCCGTGCGGATCGGGCTGATGCTCTGCCCCTCGCCGGCCACGAACGCCGCGCCGGCCGCCGGGGCTGGTGCCGTCTCCGTGGCCCTGGTGCCCGCCTGGAGCTTGTTGGATGTAGCCGCCACGGCGCCCTTGCCGCCCTTGGTTTTGACCTCCCAGGCGAATCGCGCGTAGCTCTTCACGATGGTCGCCCAGTTCTCCAAGAACTCCTTGTAGGCCTTCGCCCAGTCGAGCGCAGCGTAGACCTCGCTGACGCCGAACTTCATGTCGGGCAGCTTGTTCACGGCGACGTGGTAGACGGGCGTTTCGTACTCGACCCGCGCGCCGGCGATCGTGCGCGGGTGGCCGCCGGCCGGGCGATGCCGCCAGTCGGGGTAGTAGATGGTTTCCTGCTTGGTGCCGTACGTCCCGCGCGCGGGGTCAAACCAGCGCTTGGTGCGGGTCCGCTTGTAGTACCAGACTTCCTTCGCGTCGTCCGGATTCGTGATGGTGTCTTCAACCTCGGCGAACGGGATCGAGCGCACGCGCACGGCGCCAGTGTTCCGGTTGATGAAGAAGACGAAGAACAGGTTGGCGTCAATCTGAAGGGCGTCTTCCTGCTGGCCCATGGCCTCGAGGCTGGTCAACTCCGACTGGTTCTTCGGGTCATCCAGAAACGCCTGTATGACCGTGTTGACGTCCTTGTCCCGCCCCTGGGTGTTAACGCCCAGGCCAAAGACGTAAGACGTCTGAATGAACACGCCGCGCTTGATGAGCGGGTTGTGCAGCCAGAACAAGCGCGCGCGCCGGGTGATCTTGCGCAAGGCCTCTCGGCTGAAGTCGTTGTCGCTGTCGCCGCCCAGGCGCTGCCAGCCGTCGTCCTCCATGTGGAGTTCCAGCTCGGCCAGGCGCTCCTGCAGCAAGTCGATCGTATCGTCCCGCTGGGTGAGCGCCTCACGCGTGATGACGCCTTCCGGCGAGACCTCCGGGCCGCGCCCGAAGAGCTTGTCGATGATGCGCATGGCGCCCTCCCTCAGTAGTCTGGCCCGATCGCCACCGGGTCGTAGTACTCCACAACTTCGTCGGCAAGCGCCTCCAGTTCGAGCATCAGCTCGGTGAGCAGCCAGACCAGGGCGTCGAGGCGGTCGGGCGACTTCTCCCCCGTGGTGGGGTCCCAGTTGCACATCTGGTCCTCGAGGAGGGCCAACGAACCGAGGTGGTGGACCTTGCATTGCTCGTACAGGGCCGCGATCGGCTCGGCTCGGGTCTGTTTGCCGCGGCTCGCGTGGACGGCCTTGTACGGGATGTGCTTCCCAACGGTGCGGAGGTTCACTTCGACCAGGTCGCCGCCGTTGTTGACCTCGGCGATCACCCTGTCCGCTTCCTGCGCTTCGTAGGTATTCACCACCAGCTCGGCCCACTCGGCGGGCGTGTACTGGCCCGAAACGTCGTCGATGATGAAGCCGTGAAGCTCGGGGTACCCCTTGCACGAGCACCAACCGATGCCGCCGGCCACGATCCCCGTTTCGTCCGAGGTCGCCTTCGAGGAGACCGCCGGGTCGACAGCCACCGCCTTTCGGATGAGAGGCGGCAGCACCTTGACCATCAGGGCTTCAATTTGCGCGCGCTTCCAGAGCGCGCCGGGGTTGTCGTCGAGGATCTCGGCGTGCAGCTCCTGGCGGCCCAGGCGGGTGCCCTCGTACTTCTTCCTCACGGCCTTGATGAACGGAGCCGCGAGGTTTTCCTCATTCTCGTAAGTCGTGCCGGTGGTGATCGCCGTCGTCGGGTCCTTGACCAAGTCGCGCACCAGCTTGACGGGCTTGGGCGTGGTCGTGACGACGCACCGGGGATCGTCGCCCAGGCGCAAGCCGAAGATCAGCATGTCCCAGGCCATCGGGTAGCGCCAGGCGCACAGCTCATCGCACCAGGCGGCGTCGTGCTGGGGGCCGCGAAGGCGCTCCGGCTCGTCGGCCGAGTAGGCCGTGGCGATCGCCCCGTTCGGCCAGGTCAGGCGCCGCTTAGACGGCTCATACACCGGGCGGTTCCACGGCGGGCACACGGCCAGGATGCCGCTCTCACCCTCAATCATGACGTCGCGCACGTCGGCGGCGGTCGGGCCGACGAGCGCGATGCGCTTGGCCTTCCCGCTCTCGACCATGTCGCGGACCCACTCGGCGCCCGTGCGGGACTTGCCGAAGCCTCGGCCGGCCAGCACGAGCCAGACGGCCCACGCGGCGGTGGGCGGCAGCTGCTTGGGCCGAGCCCAAAGGCCCTTCCAATCGTAGAGAAGGGCCTCGGCCTCGTCGTCCGAGACGTCAGCCAGTGCCGCCAGAATCTGGTCGCGGCTTAAGCCTCGACAGGCGCTCAGCAAGTCGCTGTTTGGCATCGTTCACCTCGACCTGCATGGGCCCGCCGTTGGGACCGGAGACCTCCTGCTTCTCGGGAGCGTTCCATCCGAACATCTTGGTCAGCTGGCTGATGGCGCCCAGCTTGTCGTGCAGCTTGATGCGCTTTGACCCACCCGTCTCGGTTACTGTCTCCGAGACCTCGGCGACCACGCGGCCGTCCACCTCTTCGGCCTCGCAGTCCTTGAGGCGCACGCCATGTGGGCCCCAGTCCACGAAGTCGGTCATGTCGGCGAGGGCGATCCGCTTCAGCTCAACAGCAACCATCACGGCGGAGAGCCCGGCCCGCTCGGCGACGTCGGCCTGCGCCTTCTTAATCGCCGCTTTGACGCGCGGGTCCTGCAGTAGCTTGTAGGCCATCTGCTTGGCCGTCTTGGGGCTGTATCCCGCCCGGATGGCCGCCGCCGTCCCATTGCAGTCGATCGGGTATTCCCAGGCGAAACGCTGCGCCATCGGCGCAAGAGTCTTCTCTTTCGCCATGCCGCACCTCCGTCCCCGCCGTTTTCGCACGGCGGCAGCGCCTGGCTTTACCAGGGGCGTACATAAGCTCACCCCCAATCAGTCAGGGTTGCCTTTAAAAGTTGCTCGGCAGCCGGTGCCGTGCCGGCTTGTCCACCTGGTTCTGAGGAGACGTCTCCTTTCGAGAGATAGTCACCCAGGCAGCTTCTCACGGGCGCCCCATTAAAGCCCCGGCCCCTACTGGGGAACCGAACGAATCACACAGTTACAGGAGCCGGCCCTTGTAGGCCGCCTGGGCCAGCTCGGCCTCGAGCTCCGGCGCGGCCACCAGTCGGCGGGCGATCGCCTTCGCCTCCGGGTCGCGCTTAGGCTTGCGCCGCTCGGCCGTCGGCTCAGCGGGCAAGGGCTCGGCTCTCATATTCGACCTGGACCGCGACGGGCACCTGATCGATGGGCACCCAGCGCACCTTGTGCCAGCCGTCGGTAAGGGTGAAATCCCAGAGCGGGAACTCGGTGGCGCCGGCTTCCTTCCAAGCCTTCACGGCTTCCCGGTCGGGCACGGCGCGGCGGATGGCCGCCCAGCTGCCTTCGAGGATGAAGCTGCGCCCGTCGTCCAGGAGCACGCTCACCCGCGCGGCGTTGCCGCCCCACTCGTGAGCCTCGACCAGGTGGGTACGCATCGCGGCCCGGTCGTTGCCGGCGTTGCCGTGGGCGGCGTCGTCCGGCACGTAGGCTCGGAACTCGTCGGCCTCGAAGGTCTCGACGGAGTCGCGAACGAAGACGGGCTCGGCGCTAACGTGGACGGTGGCTGCGGCGCGATCGCCAAAGGTCAGCGGGTGAAACTCGCGGGGCGCCGCCACGGGGGCGACGACCAGGGCGAGGGATGCCTTGCGGCTTTCGGCTCGGGTCTTGGCGGCCGAGGCGCCGCGGGATGGTTTCGGAAGTGCCATGGCGCGCCCCTTTCAGCCAAACTGAACAGCAAAAGACCCGCCGCTTTCAAGCGACGGGCACAAGGACCCCTTGGGGTAGGCCGTAATCGTAACCCCTTTTGTGCATATCGAACAAGGGTTCTAAATAATTCTTAACGGGCAGGCGTCAGAAGCCAGGCCAGGATGTTCGGCCTGGCCCGCTCGACGAGGTTGCGCACGGCCGTCGCGCTGATGTTCATCTGGCGGCCGGCGCGGGCATAGTTGTAGCCCTCGCGCTTGGCGATCGCCGAGGCGTTGCCCTTCTGCACGTAGAAGAGCACGCACTCGAGGGGCAGCGCCCAGAGCACCTGGCACATCGCCTCGGCCTGCTGGGGTTCGAGGGTGATGACGGCCTGGACGATCTCTTCGGGGGTGAACGTGCGGCCGCTGGCACGGGTCTTGCCGAATTCCTCGAGCAGCTCATAAAGTGCGGACATGGGCGAAACCTCGCTATCGTTGGATTCTTGGTAGAATGGCTGCCCGTACGGCAACACTAGGAGGGCGGATGGCACTCGACGAATTTTTCAAGTACGCCGCGGCAGTCGGCTTTGGCACCATCTTTGGCGCAGTGATCAATCAGTTCGTTGCGATCTGGCTCGCTGAGCGGGGACGACACTTCGCCGAGAAGAAGGACGCCTACATGCGCTTCCTCGATGCCTATCAGGAACTTGAAGCCGAGAGACTGGGGACAGGCAGTAGTCCTGAGGCGGCCGCGCAGTATCGGAAATTGCTAAATGCCATCGATCGCTTAGTTCTCGTCGGGACGCCCGAAGCGGTTTACGCGGCGATAGAACTCCGAGAGGCTATCCTCAGGCTTGAAGCGGCCGTAATTCACGCCGAGCGTCGGTTGTGCATGGAATCGATGGGCGTTGCCTATAACCGGGCCCGCGACGAATTCCGCCGCGATCTAGGGGTCGACAAGCGGCTGGTAAGCCAGACGGCTCGCGACCGCCGTGGCGGGATTCTGCGTTTGCTCCGCCAACCCAGCAACAAGGGGAATCAGGTCTAACCCGCCGCGGTCTTTCACCACCGCCGCGCAGGTCTGCTTGAACACCTCGAGGGGAATCGACGGCGCCGACTTGCCGCCCAGGTAGCGCGCGCGGTCGGCCTGCTCCCAGTACGGGGCCAGCACGGGCCAGGTGAGAGCGAAGTAGCGCGGCCCGTCCGGCAGCTCGGAGAACTCGACGAGCAGGAAGGCGATCGCCCCGCGCTCGTGCGCCTCGCGTAGCCGCCGCGCCTGGTGGGGCTTCACGGTGCGCTTGGGGTCGACGGGGAAGGACTTGCCCTTGGTGCTCTTGGCGTCGAAGGTGACACGCCGGCCGTAGTAATCGCCGGAGAAGTCGAGCCCGCCCTTCGCGACCAGGCGCCCGCGGGCCCGGCCCTGGCCGTCAACCTTCCCCGCGAACCGGGGGCTGTTTTGCTCGAGGTCGAGCCCTTCCTCGCGGTACGCCTTCTCCCGCTTTCTTACCAGCGCTTCGAGCGCCGCGCCGGTGCTTTTGGTCTTGGCCGCCATGCTCTTCTTCCTCCGTTGCCCACAGCGCCTCGACGGCGCCCTCGTACGTGTCCCCTGGTCGGGCCTTGTCCCAGAACCCCTCGGGCAGGCCCAGGTGCTTCGGGCCGGGCCACCAGACCCGGCCGCAGTGGCTATAGACGTCGTGCAGCGGCCCGCTCGGCAGCGTCAGCTTCTTGCACGCCGGGCAGACGCACGCCGTGGTGCGCGGCAGGCGCCGGATGCTCGTGCCGGCCGTGACCAGCTCGAGCATGGCAGCCATCAGCTCGCCGCCCAGCTGCCGCCACTGCTCCTCGCTCAGGGCCTCCGGGTTCTTGGTGAGTGGTAGACCGGCACGCAGGGTGGCGATCGCCGCCGCCTGGTTCAGCCGCAGGAAGTCCTTGAACGCCTCGCTCATAGGCGATCGCCCGGGTCCCGTTCAATCTCAAGCCGGATCGCCTCGTCAGCGTCTTGCTGGGCGATGTCCGCCTCAAGCAGGGCCTTGGCCGCGGCGATCGCCTCGTCCGAAGCGTCATGCAGGAGATTCACAAGCTCGGCCACACGAGGCGCGTGCTCGCCGTCGAGGACGATGACCGCGGCGCCTTCGTGCTCGCCGCCGAACGTCACCGTGATGGCGCCCTGGTTCGCTTCGCGTACTGCTTCGACGATCTCGCCGACCGTGAGGTTGAGGGGGTGGGTCTTGAGCTGCATGGTCTATCCTTTCTTCCGGCGCAGGAACGCCCGCGCCTCCGTGTCCGTCACCGTCCGCATGCGGCGGTACTGGGTGATGTTGCCCGCTTCGTCCCGGGCGGCGACTTCCACCAGCACGAGGGCCAGCTCGGCCTGGTCGTGCTCGGCGGTGCGGTCGAGCTGCGCGAGCTCGCGTTCGTTCGTGGTCATCGCTTCACCTCGTGTAAAATAGACGCAAGCGCCGCCGCTGTGACACGGTAAATCTTCCGGCCGTAGGACGCGGGCAACCGCGGATCGCGAGAGGGGAACGGGAAGTCCCTCGGCAGCGGCGCCCGAGTTTACTTCTAATCTGGGAGCGGCTGAGCCGGCATCCCAAGGTGTATGCGCAGCAGGTTCGCGGCCTCGTTGAAGCCGATGTTCTTGCCGTAGAACAAGTTGACCTCTTTCGCGCCACCTCGGCCGCGCTGCGCACAGTACATCGGGTGCGGTGTCACGCGCTTGTCGAGCACAGCCGACACGGCCGCCTTGTAACGGGCGAGATCCCGCTCCGCCTGGTTCGCTCTCGCTTGCGCCGCGGCGAGCTGCCATTCGAGAGACGCCGGGCAGTATGGCTTGTGCTCCTTGCTGCCCGCCGGGCAGTGCTGGCACGCGATGAAGCCGCCCATAGCCTACTCGGCTTCCATCTCGCCGCGCGCCTCGTTGACGCCCTCGGCAAGCTGTTCGTGGATGCTCTCAAAGAGAGCGTCGGGGGCATCGTAGAGCAGGCCGAAGACCTCGGCGTACAGCTCGGCGTCCTCCTGGTCGAGGAAGATGGCGGCCACCCCCTCGTACTCGCCGCCGAGCGTCACGGCGAGGTAGCCGTGGCCTCCCTGGCGCATCTGTTTCACGACCTCACCCAGGGTCGAGTTGAGAGGGTGTTGATTGAGTTTCTCCATGGGGCTCCTTTCAGCGGCGATCGCCGCCCCGGGCCGGCGGCCGCGGCGTGAAAAGCTGCTGGGCGGCCGCGGCGAGCTGGCCGAACTGATACCCGACGCACACGGCCACCGTCACCTCGGCCTGGCCGTCGACCATCGTGTAGTGCGTGGCGTCCTCGGCCTGCATGATGGCGATCAGGTCGCGGACGCGGAGGTCGAGGAAGCCCTCGACGCCGGCGGGCACGGGCGGGGCGTCCGGCCACTCGCGGAGAATCAGGGGAAGGGTCATCTGTGGGCCTACTTCCGATTGCGCTTGCGCGCCGCGCGGGAGGCCTTGGCCTTCGCCTTGTCGCGGGCCTGCATGCCGACCTTGGTGTAGCCCGAGCGGGTCTTCTGCGGGTAGACCTTCCGCAGCTCGCGCCGCTTCATCTCGGCGATGTCGATCGTCTCGGTGCGCACGACCTGGCCGTTGGGGATGCTCTCGTCGATGACGATGATCTCGCCTCGCGCCTTCATGCCTTCGATGATGCCGGCGGCTTCCAGTTCGCGGTAAGTGGTGCTGTTCATGATGTTCTCGCTTTCTGCCCGTCGTGCGGGCGGTAGGGTGAGCTAGGCGAATTCGCATTCGTTTCCGCTCACCGGCCCTACTGTGGAAAAACCACGATGTATGTCAATAACAACCTGTGTTACAATCCTGGCAACCGCGCCCAAGAGCCTGAGGAGCCAGATTATGTTGTTTCCGAGCGCCGCCGTTGCTGCTTTTGCTCCATTCTGGAAACTGATCGCCTGGTTCATCCGCTAACGGCGCCCTTCTCCCTCGGCCCCAGGGCGATCGCTGCCCAGGGGCGGCGCCAAGTCGTCGGTATCGGGCACCGGATGCCCAGGGCACCCGGTCACAGGGTCGAAGGCGTCGCAGTCGCCCATGGGGATGAGGTGCACGCCCTGGGCCCACAACTCCTCGAGGTTGCGCCGTGCCTCGCGCGGGTGAATCAGCCGGCCCTCCGCATCCTTGAAGCAGTCGTAGTGCGCCTTTTCGAACTGCTTTGGCGTGTAGTTCTTGAGTACGCCCTCAACGCTCATGGCCATATGGTGAATCGTTGTCGGCATCGTCTGTCCTTTCAGCTGGCGTTGCGGCGGGCCCGCTGCGCCGCTCGCATCTCGGCGCTGCTGTTGTAATTGGCGTAGCAGCTGACGGTCCCGGTGCTCACGCCGTAGTGCTCGGCCAACTGGCGTCGGGTCATGCCCTGGGCGGCCAGCTGCCGCAGCTCGGCGATCACCGCCGGCGTGAAGGCGAACCCCTTCTTCCGGCGCATCCGCTCCTGCGCGATGGTGCGCAGGCGCTCGCCCAAGGGCACCGTGTACTTCGGGCGCGGCATGCCGTAGCGCCGCTCGTGCATCAGGCAGGCCGAACAGAGCTGGCGGGAAACGAGGTGGATCGTCTTCACCTCGTCGCAGTTGCTGCACGGCTTAGGGTTGGCCTTCCTCTTGGCGTTGTATCGCTCGCTGTGCCGGATGATGCTGTCGCGGCTGCGCTTGCGCTTCTGGCGGTAGGCGTAGCGCTTTCGCTCTTCTTCGTGGGTTGGGCAAAGGTCGCCCGGCTTACATCCGCAGTCCATGCTCTCGCTCCTTTCGTCCGACGCTAGGGCTATTTAACTGGTGTTTTCGAGATAACTACCATTATCAATGGACCTGCAATCCGGCTCAGTGAGCCGACGACAGGCGCTAACGCTAGGTTTCCAGGTTTATTTATCCGGCGCCCGATCGCCGCCCCCGTCCGAGGCCTGGTTTTTCTCCAGATAATTCGGAGGCCGGGCCGCTCGCTCGCGCGCTCGACGTTCATGCCGAGCGGCGGCGAACGCCTCGACCTGGCGCCGGTTGATCAGGCCGGTTCGGCGATCGCCCAGTAGGATTCCCTGGCTGAGCATCCACTTGATCGCTGGGGCTCTCTCCCTCAGCACCCGCCCCGCCTCGAGCGGGGTCATCCACTCGCCCATAGCCGTCTTCCTCCAGCTCGCACCAGCGCTGCCGCCAGTACGAGGACATGCGCAGCTGGTTCGGCTCAGGCTCCGGCCGGACGTACCGCGCCGTCTGCTCGGCCACCCAAGCCGGCGTCACCGTCTCGAGCTCGTTCATCGCCCAGCCGGCGAGCCGCTCGTATTCCCGCCGGAGCGACTCGGGGTGCTGCGTCTCGGTCTTCTCCTGGCCGTTGACCTTGGTCGTCACCTTCA